TCTCGGTACCCTATTCCTGTCACCCTCGAACGCTGACTTCCTAAACTTCCTGCAAGTAGGATCTATGACGTGATCGTCAATGTCAACATTGTCCGTGTAGATCTCGCCCTGATCTATAAGCTGGTCACCATAGTTAATCATGGTCCCACTCTGGGCCAGACCGGTCTTGAACACGCTGTATCCGAAACAGGCGTCAACTGTGCCGTATCGGAGTATCTCTTTTCTATCGTTCTTCTTGTGGTTCTGATCCAGTGCCAGACCGAGTAGATAAGCATATTCCCGCTGTGGTATAATCTCGGTGCTGACATCAGCCACGGAGTTCTTCATTATGAGCGTGGGCACCAGTGCCCTGATCGTGTGAAAGATCAAGTTAATTGGCTCATCGCCCTTGAGCCCGTACTTGGAGGCGTAGTACTGGCCCACGTAGGCACGAATAAACATGGCTCTTGCTTTCCGGTAATGTCTGGATCGCAGGAATCCTTGCTTCACAACATTGGCGAATTTCTTAGGGTCTAGTGCTTTTGGTTCCATGCTTACCTCAGATCAAAGCGTTTACTGCGAGTCCGTTTCCTCTTGTCCATTGCCATTCTACGCCTGCCGGCAATGTTCCTCGGTGTCTCTTTATCGCGGGCATCGAGTTTGCCCTCTCTATAGTCCAAGTGGTCTATAGTAAGGGCGTCTGCGATCACACAATCACCGTGTGTTTTCTTGGCCGACGAACTCTCCTCGACTAGCTCGGCTGGACCACACCCACCACCGTCGTAATAGACATAATTCTTGGCTTCTTCCAATGCCCACACAGAATGGTTGATGTAGCCCCCGTTGGCCAGAGCCCTGTCGTAATTGTCCATCAGAATGTCTTTAGAACTCGGACTGCTGTGCCACCCGTACTTCTTGCCCTTCTTCTCCTGGGGATCGCCGACTTTGCGATTTCGATAATAGTAGGGATAGTGGTAGTCCTTGACCGTGACCCGGCCGAAGTCCCAACCAGGTCCGTTCATCTCCCATTTTTGGAACGGTAACTTCTTACGCCCGCCCACCCACAAGGCTATCGCCGCCGCTACCTTGGCCATGTTGTATGGCGGTGTCTCGGCGTCACGCCATTCGGCCACCTTCTCATTCGTCTGTCTACATTTGATGCTAATGACACTATTGCTCGCACCCTGGCCCTTAGAGATGTCGGAGCCCATGACATAGTCCTTTGTCTGGTCCAATCGCCCGTCGATCAGATCTACCCATACCCTGAGCCGGCCTTCCTTAACTCGTTTGGCGTCTACCTTAGTAACGTCGTGTCGTTTAAGGATATCTTTAATCTTGTCATCGGCCACATCACGCTTGAACTTGACGTCCCACCGTGACTTGGGATCACGCCCGAATATGGCGATGTGGCGATCAATGTTAGCCGTCGTTAGGCGTAGAGATCCGGCCTCCATATCAATGGCGTCGATCTCTCGGGCCATTTCCTTTGGCGACCTTACCAACTCCTCTGCGTCATACCAAGCGGAACGGATCTTCCAAGCCTTGGTGACCTCGTCCTGCACGACGTATCTGCCCTTGCCCTTATCCGGATGATCCCACCACATGAGCGGAAACACCTGGATCTTGCCAGACTTCTTCCATTTGCTGTATTCGGTTCCGGGACCGGCACCAGTCGAATTTACAATCCGCATGAGACAAGCATCTCTCGTGGCGGATCGCATCAAGGCACCCTTCTCGACCTTGGAGAACTCGTCCAATAACCCGACCAACCGTCTGTCACCCGACGCCGCGTGCTGCGTGGTAGACTCACCGTCGATACAGCCACCGGTTAACCTGTTACGCATGTGCATCTTGGTGCGTTCGCGTTGCCCGTACAGGCAATCAGGCGGTAACATCCAATCAGGCAACCATTGGTTAACGTAGTCGTGACGCTGGAACAAGGCTTTCATATTACCAGCTTTATCGACATAGTCTTCAGTCCTGGATAATTCCAGCAACTGAGCATTATCCCTGAACAGCCACAACCAATGAAGGAACAGGATACACAACCACGAGGCACCCATATCTCTGGACTTGTCTATCAGTATATCTTCACTCTTGCCTTCGCCGGCCAGAACCTGTTCTACCGTGGGTAGACACCTGACAAATCTATTCAGTAGGTCGTCCTGCACTTCCCAGGTAATGAACGGCTCATGCGTGTTAACGGCACTAACCCGCTCACCATCTATGACGTCGAACTGATGATACGTCCAGGCGAAACTGTTAACCCAGTACAATAGTGACTCACTACACGCACATAGTAAATCACGCTGTAAGCCCTCATCGTTCTCGGCTGCGGTGATAATACCACGTCGGTATTCAAGGTTGGCGGCCTCAAGTTTGGGCACGATCAGTCCCGTGTTGGGGCACTTCCAGTGCTCCTCGCCAGAAGGGAACGGCTCTTTCAGTCGCGGTTTTAGCTTCTCAATCATTCTGTTTGGCAATTCTATTCAATCTGACTTTGGATTGCTCACCGATGCGATCAGCCAGTGACACCTTCTTTTTACCGTCGCTCACAGCGGCCGTAGCCACCTTGCCCTCGGTGCGGTCGAAGATCATACCCATAAATGAACGATCAGGTTTGTGGATCGTCTCGACTATCTCACCGTTATCCAGCACCACCTTCTCCGTATACCCGAGAGCTTTGTCCCACACCATCCTGGCCAGCATCTCAAACTTGGTGACAGGATTACCCTCGTCGTCAATGGTATCACTTTCCAGTCCTATCTGCTTGAGATGTCCGGTCAGGATGTTCGTGGCGTTCTTGGCCACACCCGCTGGTGTGAGGTCTTTGAGATCCTTTTTATTGTGGTTGCCTTTGGGCATCAGTCTTCCTGGCTATCAGTTGACTCTTCCACCTTGCCTGGTTTCTCTGCCTTAACAGGATCGAACACCACTCTATGCCCACATTCAGAACAGGAACACTCGCCGGTCGGAAGCATATCCGTTGTGTATTTGTGCTCACACTTGGGGCATACCCAGGAGTATCCCGTATATACGTCTAAAGCAATCGAGTCAGGGGCTTCCTCAAACCTGTACTTGCCCATAGCGAACATAAGTTGTATCATGCCCAGGTCTTCAAGGAATAGATCACAAGGCATAACACTGATGAGCACAGGACTGAACCCGCCGACCAGTATACCCCGCACGACCCCGTCAGTAGTAAACACAGGGCACCCAGAATTGCCTGGATGACCAGCACTATCCACAGTAAACGCCACGTTCCAACCATAATCGTCTCCCGCCGCATCCGACCAATCTCTATCAACTCCTGATATAATGCCCACAGTGAGGGCATTAAAGTTGATCTTTCCATATGGGCTACCTATGACGTAGACGTTCTGGCCCAACACACACTCCTTGATCGACCCGGTTTCAAGCGGTCGTAGCTTAATCTCATGTTGTACCTTCTGACACTCTATCTCCTGTCCCTTCTCCAGCGTACAGGTGAGGTCATCCACCCAGATGAACGCCACATCATGCTTCTTGTCACTGATAGCTTTGGTCGCGTGTATGTGATGACCGTCCCATGTAGTGATGTCAAAGTCCTCTACGCCCTCCACGACGTGTCTGGCGGTCACGATCAATCGCGGACCCACCACGAACCCCGATCCCTGCCATTTTGGACACATAATATGAACCACACCCTTGAGCGACGTCTGTACCTGTTCAGTGAAGGGCGTCGTAACCCGCCTTGAAACCACGGGCGTATTCGGTTCCTGTGCCAGACCCGATGCCGCAAACACTAAGACCATAAAGATTGCTACTGCTGTTAGTCTCTTCTTCATTTCTCTCTCCTTGGGTTGAATTGCTTCGTTGACTCTCTATAGTTAAAGTGTAATATACATCGTGCGAGTATATGCGTGCCTTCCCCACCAGCAGCAGCACTGCCAGATGGTCTTAGTTCGATTGCCATTACTTCTCCTATTTAATAGTTATCTGTCTTGATCCTACTGTATCGCACTCGTAGTGGAATCCAACAGTAGCAACCAAGGCATCGCCGGCATAGGCATCGCCAGCGGCAGCTATACGCTCCAGGGTGAATAGAAACTGGTCCCCAATATTGAAATTGGTTCCAGTTATCACAGTACAGTCTGTCCGCTTAAAATCATACTGTGTATCAATCGCTGTTTCTCCAACAGTAGTTGACA